GAGGAAGGTGTACTTATTATAGAGTTTGAGGAAGATGAGCCTAGCACAATATAACCTACAGAAACAGACAAATTATCTAAAACGCACCATGTTCTTGGATCCCGAAGGTCCGGTCACTGTGCAGCGTTTCGAGGAAGTAAAATATCCTCGCATACAACGATTTGAAGAAACCGCACGTGGTTTCTTCTGGGTACCTGAAGAAGTCACATTGACCAAAGACAAGATGGATTTTAAAGAGGCCACGGATAGCATACGCCATATCTTTACCAGTAATCTATTGCGACAAACTGCACTGGATAGTATACAAGGTCGTGCACCAGCACAGGTATTTGGGCCTGTGATCAGTATTCCAGAATTAGAAGCACTTGTTAACAATTGGAGTTTCTTTGAAACCAATATCCACAGCAAGAGCTACAGCCATATTATCAGAAACATTTATGGTGTGCCTAAAGAAGAATTCAATAAAATACATGATACGCAAGAAATCATAGATATGGCTGCCAGTGTGGGTAGATACTATGATGAACTGCATCGTCTAAATAGTTTAAAAGAAATTGATTCAAAATCAGTCGACGAAAAAGAACACATTCGGGCCATCTGGATGGCATTAAACGCCAGTTATGCTCTTGAAGCCTTGAGATTTATGGTATCATTTGCTACCAGTTTGGCCATGGTTGAAAATCGCATATTCATTGGCAATGGCAATATCATTGCCTTGATTTTACAAGATGAAATCTTACACGCTGAATGGACTGCTTATATCATCAACCAGGTACAACGCGAAGATCCAAGATTTGCCGCTGCTGCACAAGATTGTCGTGCCCAAGTCTATGCTATGTACATGGAGGTAGTAGCCGAAGAAAAAGCCTGGGCCGACTATTTGTTCAAGAAGGGCGTGGTAATTGGGTTGAATGGTCAAATACTACGCGATTTTGTTGACTATACTGCTTTCACTAGATTAAAAGAGATTGGGGTAAAATATTTAGAAGACCATCCCAAAACAAATCCAATACCATGGTTTAACAAACATGTAAATATTAATAAGAAACAGACTGCGTTACAGGAAAGTGAAAGCACTAACTATGTTATCGGTGTAATGTCTGATTCTATCAATAAAGATGAGTTACCAATGATATAGGAATCAATATGGCAAAAATACATGAGGAAATAATAATTATAAAACTATCTACGCTGACAAAAGAAGGCAAAAAACTACCCGAGTTAGCCACAGACGAATTACTTGAATCATTGTTAAGTGTAGCAGAAGAACTTGCAGGATCCGGTGTAGTGGTAGAATTGGAGCGAGCATGATGTTGACTGTGTATAGCAAGGATAATTGTCCTTTTTGCGATCGTGCAAAAAATTTACTTAAACTAAAAGGTATTCAATTTGAAGAAGTTAGAATTGATCTCAATGATGAGGCCAAGGCATTTATTGTAAGTGAAGGACATAGAACTGTGCCCCAAATATACCGTAATGGTGAACTCTTTGTTTCTGGTGGATATAATGGGTTAGCACGATTGAATGATCAAGATTTCAACATACTAAAGGAAAGTCAAAATGTTAATTGAACGTAGTAAATTAAAAGCCGACGATATTATCAGTCTCAAATTAATCAACGGTGACGAAGTTGTAGGAAAACTAGTTAGTCATGTCAATGATGTTTATGAGTTAAACAAACCTTGTATAGTATTAACTACGCCGGAAGGCATTGGTGTATTACAAGCCATGTTTGGTCTCGATCCCGATCGTGACAATCTACACTATCGTGACCAGCATGTTGTAGCCATGTGTCCAACACATGAAAGATTAAAAGAGCACTATGTCAAAGTTTTAGAAGACGGTGAGAATCCACAAAGTCTCATCAGTACTGAATCGGTTTCATCAGTATAATGCCAGGTGCAGCCAGATTAGGGCAGGAGATGGCCAGCTTTGGGGGCGTGACAATGTTCCCCGTGGCATGTTCCGTGCTAGTGAACGGTAAACCTTCTGCTCATCTAGGTACATTGTGCAAGCCACATCCACCTTGGACTAAAAAACCTAATCCGCATAATTTTCCACAGCCGGTGATCAAAGCCAGCTGTTCTGTGTTTGTGGAAGGTAAACCCATGGCTCGAGCCGGTGATCGAGTGGCTTGTTCTTGCTCACTTATAATAGGTAGTTGCGACGTACAAGTCGGCGGGTAGCCTAATTTTGGCATAATAAATACTTATTATGGGATGTAGCGTCTTAAGTGTTGTCTCGAGTGTGGCCGGTGCCGGCTTATTAGGCGGGGCAGGCCTCGTGCCTGGCCTAGGTGGCTTGAGCAGTTTGGCCGGTGGGCTCACAGGTGGACTAGGTGGTTTAGGTAGTATTGCTGGGGGTTTAGGTGGCTTGGGTGGTATAGCCGGAGGCCTAGGTGGCTTAGGTGGTATTGCTGGGGGGCTAGGTGGCTTAGGTGGTATTGCTGGGGGGCTAGGTGGTCTTGGTAATTTAGCAAACATCCCGGGTCTTGATGGCATAGGAAATTTAGCACAAAGTTTTGGAGCTTTGGGCACCGATCTTATTCCTGATTTGTCAGGCTCTATGAGCGGTATAGTAGATCAGGTCAAGGGAGAATTTGGTGGAATAATTAGCCAAGCTCAAAACATATGCGGAGACGCAGTAAAAGGGGCATTAGGTGACATTGGTGGTAGTTTCACCGGTGCCATGGACACAAATCTATTATCAAAACTAGGTCTTGAGAATATATCGTTCCCTGGCGGTAATTTACTTGACAATGTAGTACAACAAAGCCAAAGTTTTTTAACTAATGGCATGCCAGGGTTGACCGAATGTATTGCCACTGCTAAAGGGTTTTGTGATCAGTCGGCCTTTGCTCTTGGCTCGATCACAAATGCTTTAAACCCACAAATGGGTCGACTAAACTTAGAAAACACATTTGGTCAACTTACCGGTGGTATGGTAAACAGTGTACTTAATCCTATCACTAATTTAAATAAGACTCTTACGTCGGCTATAAGTGGTTCTTTACCAAATCCTGTGGGTTTTTTGGGTACACTGCAATCAAGCATTAATCAATCAAATCAAGTATTTGGTAGTCTAGCCAAAGATATGACTCAATGGGGCAGTTTGTTTCCTAAAGATGTAAACAATTTTTATTCACCCTTACGTATTGCAGAAAATTTAGTTTCGAAAAACATACCCAGTTTCAATAATCTACTCAAAACCAACGGTATTAATCCTCTTAATGTAGGGTCTGCATCACTGTCACAAATGAAGACTATATTTGCCAATGCTCCTGTCAAAGTAGTGTCTGATGTTGTAGCTAAAACCAATTTTCAAAAACCCATCAATAATTTGGCTGAAGTATTAGAACCTGCCAAAGTTTTATCAAGCACCAGTTTAGAATCTTTCCGAGATTTTGCCGGAGTAGCACAACAAGTTGCCAGCATTGGACCAACTAATTCTACTAGTTTTGCCGAATTGGGCCAAAGTCTATCGCAAGTAGAGTTCCCTCGTGCCAGCACATATATAAACATAGAAAAAGATCGCAGTAAGTTACGTGACGCTTTGAATTTAAATGTTGACAAACGTGAAAAAATAACCGGATCAGGTCGCGGAGTTTTTGGTAATCCTACCATGGATGACGTCATGGGGTCATTTACAGGAACCGATTATAACATTAGATTAGCCGGTATGTTACAGGCACAAAGAAAATTATTGGCAAGTCCAACCGGTGTTGCATTTAAAAAAGCAATTGATTCTGCTATAGAAAATGCTCAGTTAAATCGAGACAGTGATGCGGCTGACTCGGCTGCAATAAGATCTGCTTATTCTAGTTTAGTTAATGACACTACTAATAAAGAAATTATTGAAATAATGAATAATTTCTACACAGAAATTCAAGACAAGTTAATTTTAGAAAAACGCAACTTACAAGCAGCAAGACTACGTCCTGCTGATGCACAAGGAAGTTTAGCATCAATTACAAGTTTTATACAAAGTCTAGAAACAGCATATCAAGACGATTTCCAAACTGGTTTCAAAGATTGGGTTGATGCTGCTGCTGATACCAGTTTATATGGAGAAGCTATTCGTGCATCCATGGTTCAAGGACGTAATGATGCCATTGCTAGATCATTGGGATTAGACACAACCACTATAAGCATAGTTGATTATACAGATGAGGAGGCCATACGTAAGGCCATAGTATTATCAAAATGCTGCCCCCCGTATTCACAGAATTTTGACGATAGCCCGGCAGACGGGACTTTGTTGTCCACTTATTGTGATAACAATCATTTATATGGAATATATTCTGATGGATTCGGACTTAGTTATGCTAAAATAATAGAAGAAAATAGTCCGTCTTGTGGTTACAAGGCTCCAACAACAACCACAACAAGTACCAGCTCTACTAGCACAACCAGTACAAGCACCAGCACAACTTCAACCAGCACAACTTCAACCAGCACAACTTCAACCAGCACAACTTCAACCAGCACCACAACCACAACAGCAGCACCAATTTATTCGTTAGTAAACGATACCGTTGGTAACATTGCAAATGAAGGTAGCACAATTACCTTTACATTAAATACTACTGGCCTAGCACCGGGAACTGTGATACCTTGGACCATAACTGGTGTGCAGGAAAGCGACATTGATACCGTAATATAATGAGCCAGTTAAAAGAATATATAGTTACTCTCCATAGACATGAGGATCTTGAAAGTTTTTATCAAGACATGGAG